ATTGGCGCAGCAGCCGTCGCCAGCGCGGCCTCAGTCATCTGACGTCTCCTGCTTGTCGTCGGGCTCGTCCACCGGCTTGGCGGCGCCGGTCCTGGTGGCCTTGCGCGGATCGGTGTCGAGGGTGATCCCGAGCTGGTCGAGCTCGGCATTGGTGGTGGCGATCTCGGCGAGCACGCTCGCCGGGTCGTAGCCCTGCCGCGCGATCGCCTCCTTGAGCGTCATCAGGCCAGCCCGGACCGCCAGGATGTCGGCCTGGATGTCCTTCAGGGGATCCACGGCCTCGAAGCGCGGTGCCGTCCACTCGGCGCCGATCGCACCGGGTGGGAGGGCACCCGTGGCCTGGCCCACCGCCACGAACCGCCGCCAGACCGGCTGGCAGAGCCCGGGGACCAGGAGTTGCCACTGCAGCGCCTCGATGCGCCGCCTGAACTCGATCAGCCCGGCGCGGATCGAGGAGTAGTTGACCTGGCTGAGATCGCCGGTCAGCAGCTCGTAGGTGAGGCCCACCCCGGCGGCTATGGCGTGCAGCTGGACCCGCATGTACTCGGCGTAGCCGCCACTTGCCCCTGGCGTGGCGAAGCGGACGTCCTTGCCCGACGGCAAATACTCGATCATCCCGGGCTCGAAGCGCTCGATCCGGCGGCCCTCGGCATCGGTCGAGCTGGCCCCGAGCGTCGCCCCGTCTTCGTCACCCGTGACGAAGGCAGCGAAGCAGGCCTCGATCTTCTTCCTGACCAGCTCGGCGTCGTCGTACTCGTCGAGATCGCGGAGCTTGACGATCGACGGCGCGAACCACGGCACGCCCCTGATCTGCCCGGGGCGCAACCGCTCGAACAGATGCAGCACCCGGTCCGCCGGCACCCGTTGGCTTATGAGCCGCTGCTGTGCGAAACTCGCCGCTTCGCCCGGATGGATCGGGAACAGCCAGCAGGCCCGTCGTCGGCCGAGCTGATCGAACTCCACGCCCTGCAGGACGAAGCCGCCATCCGGCAGCTCGGCTGTCTTGCTGTGATCGAGGTGATCGGGCTCGAGCAGCTGCAGCTGCAGGGGCACCGGCAGACCGTTCTCGGGCCGGCGGTCCCGGAGCCGCACGAGCACTTCGCCGCTCTCGGCCATGGTCCGGGCGACCAGGGCCTGTAGACCGTAGAGGTCGGTCTGGCCGTCGGCGTCCGCCGTCTCGGCGAAGCGCTGCCACAGGCTGTCGGCATCGCGAACCAGCTTCTGCCGGCTGGCTCTGGCCCGCGGCATGATGCCGGTGCCGACCAGGTTGCTGACCAGAGCTTGCACCGCCTTGGTGGCGTACGGGTTGTTGCGCACCAGGTCGCGGCTGCGCTCGCGGAGCCGGGAGAGTGCGGGGCCGATCTCGGCATTGGCGCTGGTGCCGGCAGTGATCCAGCCGTCGCTGCGCCGGCCGACCCGAGCCCCCTCGTAGGCGCGGCTCAGATGGCCCAGCGCCTGGCGCTGGCGGGCACGGCGCAGCGCCGTCCCCGGCGCCACCGCACCGATCGCCCGATCCAGCCAGTTCAATGGACTCAGCCTTTGGAGAAGGACGCGAAGCTGCGGCGTGGCCTGGGCTTGCCGGTCGCGGCCGCGAGCTCGCCTTCGATCAGCCGAATTCGTCGCAACAAATCCTCGGCCGAGCCGTACTCGACCGACTTGCCGTCATAGCTGACCCGCAGTGTCCCCGAGGCGTAGGCCCGGCGCAGGGCGGCGAGCTCGGTCTCGGTCCAGGTGGTCATTAGCGGAACCAGTTGCGTTGCCGACCACCGAGCCAATCGGCGCGGCGACCTTGATCGGTTGCTGTGCGGGCGTCGGCCGATTGCGGCAGCGCTGCTCTCTTCGGACTGCTCGTCGTGCCGGCGACGCCGAGCTCACGCTCCATCTCCGCCCATTTACGCTCGTGCCAACGGTCGGCCCCGGCGATCCAGGCTGCCGCGCGGGCGTAGACCCGGCAGTCCAGCGCCTCATTGCGCTCCCGGAGCTTCTGCCACTCGAGCTTCTGGAAGCCGCGCCGGTTCTTCACCGTCACCAGCTGCTCGGCGACCAGCTGCTTGACCCACTCGCTGTCGATCCAGGACGGCAGATGCACGATCCCGGCCGGCATGGCCTCGCCCGCCGCCGTCGCCTCGTCGGTCGGCCGGTCGAGCCGGAGGAAGCGGTAGGTCTCGGCCTTGAACGTCGAGACGGCCACCGTCCAGAGGCGCGCCCCACGCCGCAGCCGCTTGCCGCCGTCGGTGGCGTCGACGAAGGTCGGTCCGGAAACCGGGCTCGCCCGGTTGAAGCCTTCCACCCCTTTGACCGGGGCCACCTGGGCGAAGCCGGCCCGCCTGGCCCAGGCATAGACGGCGGGCGCCTCGTAGCCCGTGTCGATGGCGAGCCTGGACAGCGCCATCGTGGCACCCGATGCATGCGGCCAGGTACGGGCGAGCAAGGCATCTAGCCCCACCCAGCTCGCGACACTGCCCGGCCCGCCCTCGATCACCAGGTGCTCGACCAACCAGCTCTCCAGTCCGCGGCCCCAGGCCCAGACGTCGACTTCGATCCGGTCCTTCTGAACGTCGGCACCGGCGGTGAGGAAGAGTCCGCCCGACGGCACCGTGCCGGGCTGCCACTGCTCCCGCCGATCATAGAGCCGCTGCCAGTCCGGCGCCTCGCCGCTCTCCATCCAGGTCTCGCCCAGGACCCCGTTCTTGAAGGAGCGGATCGCCTCGTCGGAGCCCTGCGCCGCCAGCCACTCCCGCGCGATCCGTTCCCACGACAACCAGCCCAGGGGCGAATAGAGGCTGGAGATGTGGAAGCCCACGGTCAGCGGGTCGGCCGAGGTGGATGTGGCCCGCCACTCGCCCGCGGCGAGCATCGCCGTCTTGTGCCGCTCCTCGATCCGCTCCTCGCACGCCTCGCAACGATACGCCGCCGTCTCCGGCCGGCCCTTGCTCCACCGCAGCCGCTCGAACAACAGGTGCTGGCGTTGTCCGCAATGCGGGCAGGCGACGAAGTAGCGCCGCTGGTCGGAGGCCTCGTACTCCCGCTCGATCCGCGAGCTGCCCCTGATCGTCGGCGTCGAGACCAGGAACACCTTGCGGCGCCAGGCGAAGGTCCGCGTCCTGGCCTCGGCGAGCGCCACCGGGTCGCCCTCCTCGTCGGCCGAGGGCGGGTAGGCATCCACCTCGTCGAGGAAGAGGTAGCGGGCGGGCATCGACCGGAGACCCACCGCCGAGTTCGCACCAGTGAGAACCAGGATGCCCCCGGGGAATGTCTTCGAGAGCACCGTGTTGCCCGAGTCCCGCGATCTGGCCGGCGCGACCCGCTCCCGCAACATCGGGCTCGCCTCGATCAACGGCTCGACCCGCTGCTGGCTGAACCGCTTGGCCAGCTCCACAGTCGGCTGGACGGCCAGAATCGGCCCAGGCGAATGGTGGATGACGTATCCCAGAAAGTTGTTCCCTGCCTCCGTCCCGCCTGTCTGAGCCCCCTTCATGAACACTACCCGCTGGCAGGGATGCGACGGCGAGAGGTGGTCCATGATCTCCTCGAGGTATGGGGTGCGCGATGTCCGCCAGGGGCCGGCCTCGTTGGCGCCCCGAGGGCTCAAGACGCGATGCCGATCGGCCCAGGCGGAGACGCTCAGCGTCGGGTCGGGGCGCAGGCCATCGGCCCAGGCGGCGGCGATCGCCGAGGCTCCGTCGTAGTCGTCGAGGCGCATGGTTCAGCCGACGAGCCCCCTGAGGGACGCCAGCACCGTTGCGATCATCAGGCAGGCGACTGCCGCGTCGCGCAGCATGCCGATCAGATTGATGACGAGCCAGCGTCGCATCCAGCGTTCCCCACTCGGGATTCATGCTCAATCGAGCCGTGGCTTGAGCTCGGCGAGCTCGGCCAGCTGCGCCTTCACCGCCGCCTCCAGCTCGGTCTGCACCTTGTGCGTCTCGAGGCCGAGGGAGGCGGCGAGGTCGGCCGCCACCCGGGCCGGCCACTGTGCCCAGGCATCACGCTCCTGGCGGGCCAGGGTGAAGACCTGCGCTGTCGCCCTGGCCCGGTCGATCAGCTCGCCCTTGAGGCGCTGCAGGCGCAGCCGTCGCTCCTGGGCCTTGAGCACCTCGTTGGCTGTCCGCGCCTGCAGGAAGCTCGGCGAGCCGCCGACGGGCTCCCCGCCCTGATCCCGCAGCGTCTCGCTGACACTGTCCAATGCGGCCGCCGGCACCGGGCGCAGGCCCGGCTTCGCCTTGGGCCGCTGCTGTGCCGCGTCGGTGTTGCCGGCCCACTGCCGCTTCACCTTCGCGATGTCGAAGCCGCCGTCCGCATCACGACTGATCCGACCCGCCGCCAGCGCCTTCCTGACCGCCGTCTCGCTCACGCCCAAGGCC